TGGTTGACTGTTCACAGTGGCACATCTTCTTTGTTTATGAGAACGACGTTGTTCATGCCGATGGTTATATTGAAAGAAACTAATTTATGCCGACCTATATTAAAACGTACGATCTGTCAAAAGAATGGCCTCCGATTGAGGATATTCAATTCTGTATGAAGAATAACTTCAGCCGAGCATGTGCTGCTGATGGTTTCAATAGCGAGAGTGTGATTAAAGATACTCTAGAAGAATGTCTAAAGTTGGATTATGGACATTTGATGATTGCCCACGATGGTAGAAAGTATACTGGTTGGGGGTTAGCTTATGATAAATGCCGAAAGGAATTCCAATGCTACGTGATGCCCCGTCAACGAAGGAAGGGTATCGGCTCTCGACTTCTGAAGAAAGCGTGTCAGATATATGGTCGTGTAGAAGTTTATTCTCACGGCCTAAGTGAAGATTTTTATAAAGCAAACGGTCTCACACAAGGTGAGGCTATCACTGGAAAACGACTAAAGAAAGTATAATAACTATGAAAAAATTCGCATATTTCGTAATGATCTCGAATGCACTTCTAATTCCCTTCAGCTTGTATGTTGGCAAATTCGATATATTCCAAGCATTTTTTAATGCATCAATTTGTTTCCTTATAGCAACAGAGCTATATGTCGCTAAGATATTTGACAAATAAAATATGTATGTACACACAGCCTTAAACAAGGTATAATTACATTATGCAAAATAGAGTTAAAGACATACGTAATCAATTCATTGAAAAGTTCAATAACGAAGAATTCGTCACAGATAAAACTGGTGTAAAGACTATCGAAATTGTAGGTGCTTCTTTCTTAGCTGATGAAGAAGCAATTTTTGGTATACCTGATCAGAGTTATATCCAACGCGAAATCGATTGGTATGAATCTCAGTCTCTTAATGTGGCTGATCTAGTTCCAACACCAAAGATTTGGCAACAGATTTCTGATAAAGATGGTTATATTCATTCGAACTATGGTTATCTAATCTTTAGTCCTGAAAATAAACATCAATATAAGCGAGTACGAGAAGAGCTTTCTCTTAATCCAAACACTCGCCGCGCTGTGATGATTTACACTCGTCCAACAATACATACCGAATACAATCGCAATGGTATGTCAGATTTTATTTGTACCAATGCAGTTCAGTATATGATTCGCGACAATAAGCTCCATGCTATTGTTCAAATGCGGTCTAATGATGTAGTATTTGGCTATCGTAATGACTCAGCATGGCAAGATTATGTTCTTCAAAAATTATCAAAAGATCTTGGTATTCTTCCTGGTTTCATTACGTGGCAAGTTGGTTCACTTCATGTCTATGAGCGGCATTTTAAATTCATTGAAGAAGAGATTAAGAAACATTAGTCATGATTGAAAAAATCGCTGACATAATTAATAACCACACATATGTGGTTGACGAATGGTTAATCGATAGGCTTAATCAAGAGTTTAATAAAGGTAACTATAGTAATAGAAAAAATGTCGATGCCCTTGCGTTAGAATTGACAGCTAAACGTATTGGCACTATGACAACACTTGATAAACTAGAAAATGAGTCTTATCAATGGCGTCATGATTGGGCATATAGTGATGATATATTAATCGATCTAAAAAGAAGGCCAAGCAAATATAGCAATATATGTCTAACTGGTGTTTTAAAAATGGTAGAGTCATATAACATGAATCAACTTACACATATCGTGGCATTTTCTCAAAACATCGAGAATAATTATGAGATAGGTCAAGTCTTAAAATTCAAGTTCGAAGGTATGTTACCTCTTAAAGATGCAATTAAAACCGCGATACGAACAAATGGAGATTATCGCCTTCTAAATATTAATCATTTACAACAGCTATAAATCATTATATAATTATCATTATGAAATCAGAAAAAGAATCAATTAAAGTCTTACAAGAATGTGCAGAACTGCAAATTAAAAAGGGTAATGATTACCAAAATCCTCATAGCCGCATTCGCCAAGCAGACTATTATCCTCGTGGTATAGCTACTATTCTCGATATTGTGTATGCTAAGGTGCTTCGCATGCAATCTGTTATTGAAGCAATGGAAAACGATCCAGAGTATAAGCCCAATTTCGAATCTCTTGAAGATTCAGCAAAAGATCTAATCAACTATGGTTCATTTATGGCTTCGTATATGCGTGGAGGCATGGATGGACAATCACCCGATCGTGATTTCCTTAATCGCACTGATCCAAAAAAGAATGAGCAATAAGTGGCATATAAGATATTTAAATCTTGCCCGCTCAGTTGCACATTGGTCAAAGGATCCTTCAACTCAATGTGGTGCTGTAATAGTTGGTAATAGCGGTCAGGTTCTTTCACAAGGATATAATGGATTTCCTCGAGGAATGGACGACGCAGAAGACTTATACGAAAATCGTGATATTAAATACGAAAGAATTGTTCATGCTGAAATGAATGCAATCTATAACGCATCGCGATCTGGTGTATCTCTTCAGGGAGCAACTGCATACGTACATGGATTACCTTGTTGTCACGAATGCGCTAAGGCACTAATCCAAGTTGGAATAAAAGAAGTTGTCATGAATGAATCCAGTAATATTAGATGGAATGATTCTTGTGGAAAAGGTATGGACTTTTTGAAAGAAGCTGGTGTAAAAGTCACATATATAAAAGCATGATTAAAACAACAAAATATTATGAAGAGTTTAAATATTATTTTAAGCTCGCAAAGGATCAACAAGAAAAGTCTAACTTAGGTCATATACCGCACAAAGACTCAGGATTAAATGATCCACTTATGGAAAAAATCGAACTATACGATGTTGTTGAAAGAAAATATGCTGGCTTTAGCCAAATCGTAAACGATTGTTTCTATGGATGGTCAAAAGATCACCCATATTGGTCACGTATGGAAGCTGGTCTTTATACAGAACAGCGTAAAGAAGTTGCTACGAAGTGGACCAATAAGCGCGATGTCTTTGGTGTAAAAGAATGGTTGTATGTGCTTATTCTACACCGTGTTTGCGGATCTGCAATTAATTATGCAACAAAGCCGAGTGGATATCATAACACTTTACTATTCGATCTTTGGCAATCTGATACGATTGAAGAGATGTGCCATCAAGTAAAATATGCACGAAAGACATTCTACACCTCGGTTGGCTATCAATTTCCTGCATTTCCTAAACCACCTAAAGTGCAAAAGATAGCTGAGCCTCTTTTTGGTATTGAAGGTGATTACCAATATAAGCGAGGCGGTGATTATTTCTTATGTGAATATGCACCAAGATTGGCAAAAGAATTGGCGCATTTTTTAGAAAAAGGTAAAAGAAAGTTTGATCTAAGAGAGATCGGAGAGTGGATGTTTAAATGGAACCAAGATAATGGATTACGAGTTTATCGTTTTCAATACGCAGCGGTGATTGCAGATATTGCTGATTGGTTTCCAGAATATGTTAATAGAGAATCGATGTTCTATTATGGAACGAATGCCGTTGAGTGCATCGGATATTTAGCAGATCCGATTAATGGTAAGGGCAAGAAGTCAATAGAGTTTTTAGATTCTGTAATGAAACTAATATATGAGGAAACTGGCTCATTGCCATATAATGCAGAAGATGTGGCTTGTGACTTTATTCGATGGATCGAAAACTATGTTCGTCCTGGATCTGATTATGATGATATAGATTTAGATACAACATGGAATTCATCTTCAATCAAAGACCATCCATACGGAAGACAACGAGCAATGATTGATTTAGGATTAGTAAAAACCTTTAATGGAATTAAAAACCATCCATCAGACGATACTGTATTAAAAGAAGCTGGAATATCAGTTGATGAATATCAAGAAAAATGCAAAACACTATAGAAGAGTTTATCGATCAGGATGATAAGCACAGAATTACATACCCTAATTCATCTGAACCAATTCTTAAAAAGGGTAAACCAATCAATTGCTTATTAGAGAACTATACTCTCGAAGAACGTTTTCAAAAATTCTTTGAGTTTTGTAAAGCATATGATGTAAGAGAAGAGCCATTACTTAAGGCTAATCCTCAGCAGTTTTCTCACCGATTACATTGGGACGAAATGCCATATGTAGAAGAGATGAAGAATGAAAAAGATCTTGAAACTCTTCTACATCATACAATTGTTTGGTCTTTTAGTAACGAACATTGGTTAACGTTTAGAGCATTACGAGATCACGGTGTTCAAGGAATGCGGGTTCGATTTGAAACTGAACGGCATGCTCGATCTGACTTATTTCAAATCTATTATCCAAAAGGAACAATCGTTCGAGAATGGTTATGCGAAGTACCACAACAGATTGCCAAAGATTGCTATCGATTACTTCAATCTAAACGTAGACTTACAATGATGGAACTTGCATCGAAGCTCGAGAAACACACAAAGGAAAAATATGGATTTCGAAACGTAATGTATCCGTATAAAAATCTTTCTCGACACATTGCGATGGCTCGTCCAGATTTGGTTGATCCAGAATCATGGGTTACTCCTGGTACTTTGTCATTTTATGGATTGTGGCAACTTTTTAGCGGTAAGAATCTATTTGGTAAAACGAAGTTCGAATTAAACGAAGATACTGGTGAGTATCTCCCAATAAACGATCCTGCAAAAGAATTAGTCCGTCAGTTTAATGAGGTAGCAAAACATCCAGATAATCCAATGCAACGGCAATATAATATCAATATAGAAGATAAAGCTTGTATGTGGTGTAAGCATCTATTCATTAGACATGGTATAAAGGGAACAACTAAAAAAATACCGTACGAATGGATATATCCTCGATCATTCTCCTTAAAAAAATAGTTTACATATTATAACTACTATAGTATAATTTAACAATAATAAATGGCACATAATAATCATATAATAGATAATTCAAATAAAGATGTAGAGGTTTTACGTCTTAATGGAGTGACTAATAGGCATGAAGCTCGAGAATATTATTTGAATTTGGCAGGAGATTGGGAAGATCCTAATCCAAAACCAACGATTAAAGTTCATGACGGAGTACGAGTAGTACGAGATGATTTGATTGTTGGTAGTAAAGTTCGTGGTGGTGATTTATTAGTTTCTCGGATTAAGGAAGAAATATTAGTATATGTACAACCTCGAACAGGATTAGCAGGTGTTTCTATTTTAGATGTCGCTAAACGACACGGTAAAAAGGTAAAACTCTTTATGCCATCGTCAAAACGCATTTCTCATCATCAAGCGTGTTGTATCGAGAGAGGTGCAGATTACGAATTTCATAGAATTGCAGCAATGCCTAATCTCAATGCAATTGCAAAACGATGGGCAGATCAAAGAACAGATGCATGTTTTGTACCTCTTGGATTAAAACACGAACTTGTCACGGCTGGGTTTGTAAAGGTAGCATCACAAATCCCTGAGCCAGAAGAAGTATGGACAGTTATTTCTACTGGTGTTTTACATCGTGCACTCCAAATTGCATGGCCAAATGCAAAATTCCATTGTGTTGCAGTATCTCGTAATATGAAACAAGGAGAAATCGGCCATGAAAACATTATCTCGCATCCTTTACCTTTTACTACACCGATTAAAGAAGATCTTCCTCCATTTCCAACTGTAAACACATATGATGGTAAAGCGTGGAAGTATATTCCTAAAAATACGGGTAAAGATATTCTCTTTTGGAATGTCGGAACCGAACCTAAATTAAAAGACGAAACTATTTATGATAGAATCAATTCATATAGAAAGTGGAAAAAAGATGAAGAAAGTACTATTAACTAGTTTAGGTCCTATTTCAAATAAGATCTATTCGCATAAAGCTGCACAAGCTATTATATATGCTGATCAAATAAAAGAAGCTGGTTATGATGTAACTATCAATTTAGTATCAGATAAAGTTAAAGACTATAGTTCATATGATGAAATCTTCTTTTATCACGGTAGTGATTGGAGTGGAAATCTTAACTTATTTGGTGGAATTCAAGCATATCCAAATAAAGACTATCTAATCGCGCTATCCCATTTTAAGGGAAAGGTCAATTCGATTATGATTGATTTTCCCGATTATGCATCGATGTTCGAAGATCGTCTTGTAAAAGCTGACTTAGTATGGAATGAGATTAATTGGAATAATCTAAAAGATCTTCAAACTAAAGCAGTGGCGATCGATCCTAATACGATTAAACGTTATCGCAATATTGGCATTGGAGATAGTCATGCTATTTGCATGTATCGTCCTCAATGGGAAAATGTATCTCGACCATTTTCAACATTACATGGTTCTATCAATCGTGGATTTGAATCCTTTCTTCCGGATAATCATGATTATGATATGATTGAAACATATTTTGGTAATATTGATATTCGCCATCATTTATGTAGATTTGACGATCCGATATTTGAAGCAAAGAAGCTAGCTGATCGTTATTCGAAAGAATTGGAACGTTTATCAAAAACACTTAATACTAAAACTCTTGCTTATGAACCCCTTCCAATCGAGAATGAATCACGGAAAGTGCCAAAAACGGGTTGGTATAAAGGAACACCGTTCTATGGATCATGGCAAGAACGTACCGATGTAAGAGAGGCATTTATCTCGCATCTTAAGTTACATACTGATGTATTCGAGTGGACCGATTCTCTTAAAAACACTCTTGGAGAACTAAGTTTTGATGTGATGGAAAAACCACAATCAGTTCATCTTTCTCGAGCATCATATCCGCATTGGCAAGGTAAAGAATGGACCGAGCCCCAAGTAGGTGGATTAGATGCTTTCTTTGCTTAAAAACTGCTTTACAAACAACAGTATAAATGGTATAATTAAATCTTAAATTAATACAAACTATGTCACTATTAGAAAAACTTAAAAAATCAAGTCGAGTCGCGGGTACAGATGTACTTTCTGATTCTAAACTCTTTGGCGAAAAGGAACTTACTTCTACGCCTGTTCCCATGGTAAACGTTGCTTTATCTGGTTCTATTGATGGAGGCCTTGCTTCAGGTCTTACTGTTCTTGCTGGTCCATCTAAGCACTTTAAGACATCTTTTGCCTTACTTATGGCAGCATCTTATTTAAAGAAACACGAAGATGCTGTATTGCTTTTTTATGATTCAGAGTTTGGTTCCCCTCAATCATATTTTGAGGCATTTGATGTAGATACAAATCGTGTACTTCATACGCCAGTAACAAACATTGAAGAACTAAAATTTGATCTTGTTCATCAATTGAATGAGATTGATCGTAAAGAAAAGGTAATTGTTGTTATTGACTCGGTTGGTAATATCGCATCTAAGAAAGAGGTTGAAGATGCCGAGAATATGAAATCGGTTGCTGATATGACTCGTGCTAAGGCACTCAAAGGTCTCTTCCGTATGATCACACCGATGCTGACACTTAAAGATATTCCTTTGTTGGCAATCAATCATACTTATATGGAACAGGGTATGTTCCCTAAGGCTATCGTATCTGGTGGAACTGGTGTGATGTACTCTGCTGATAATGTATGGATCATCGGCCGTCAACAAGATAAGCAAGGAACTGAGATTCAGGGGTACCACTTTGTTATCAATATTGAGAAGTCTCGGTTTGTTAAAGAGAAGTCAAAGATTCCTATCTCTGTTTCGTGGGAAGGTGGCATTGAAAAATGGTCTGGTCTCACTGAAGTGGCTCTTGATCTTGGTTATGTTATTAAACCAAAGAACGGTTGGTATCAAGCAAAGAATCCAGAAACTGGAGAAGAATTGTCTGGTAATGTCCGTATGAAAGATACACTTAATAAAGAATTTTGGGATGCTATCTTAGAAAAGACTGACTTTGCTGAAAAGGTTGAATCTAAATATAAGGTCGCATATAGATCAATTCTTGGAGATGATAGTATAGAAGAAGACGATGAGTGAAGAATATATATTTGTAGAAAGAGAAGACTCTGAACAATATTCATTAAAGCTTTTACAAGCTCCTTATAATAATGTAATATATACGTATGGTGCAGTTACTATCGAAGAAGATTTAAATAATGACTTGGCTCGTATAAAATTTAAATATAATATCGAAGAAGTACCTCCGCCATACACAAAAGAAGAATTAGAAAATAGCGATGATTTCCGAAATTATATCGGAAACATACTATCACAAATACTAGAAGATCAATTAGCACAAATAGGTAATGCAGGATATACAGACGATAATACTGAAATCATTGACGAAGAATGAGCAATTTCTTAGAAAGGCACTTCCTCATATTAAGAAGGAATACTTTCAAGATCAGCACAATGCAGTCTATGATCTATTTTTAAAGTTTGTAACAAAGTATAATAAGTTACCAACACCAGCTATTCTTGAGATTGAGTTTCAAGAATCAGAGTATGCTAATAGACCAATCGCTAATGATATATTGGCATTGATTAAATCACTTCATATTGAAAATGAAGTTGAGACCGATTGGTTAATTGAAACAACAGAAAAATGGTGTAAAGATAGAGCAGTGCATCTTGCACTGATGGAATCGATATCGATCATTGATGGTAAAACCGACAAGGCCGAAGGAGCTATTCCTGAAATATTAACAAAGGCCTTGTCGGTCACGTTTGACACAAATGTTGGCCACGATTACTTTGAAAATGTTGAAGAACGATATGAGTTTTATCACCAAAAGGAAGATAAAATCCCATTCAATATCGATCTTCTTAATACAATCACTAAAGGTGGTGTACCAAAGAAATCTCTTAATATCATATTAGCTGGAACAGGGGTTGGAAAATCCCTTGCGATGTGCCATTTTGCTGCAGATGCTCTTGCTCAAGGAAAGAATGTATTATACATTACACTTGAAATGGCTGAAGAAAAGATTGCTGAACGTATTGATGCAAATCTCTTTGATGTAGATATTTCAACTATTAAGGATTTAAGTAAAGATGCTTTTATTAACAAAGCACACTTAGTTAATCAAAAGACACACGGCAAATTAATCGTTAAAGAATATCCTACAGCTGTTGCTCATGTTGGTCATTTCCGCTCTCTTTTAAATGAGCTAAAAATGAAAAAGAAGTTTACTCCAGATGTGATCTATATCGATTACTTAAACATATGTGCAAGTTCTAGAGTAAAGGGATTAGGTGGATCAATTAACACATACTCGCTTGTTAAAGCGATCGCTGAAGAGATTCGTGGTCTTGCTGTTGAGTATAATGTACCAATCTGGTCTGCAACTCAGGTAACAAGAACTGGATTTGGAAACTCTGATGTTGAGATCACTGACACTTCTGAATCATTTGGTCTTCCTGCTACAGCCGACTTAATGCTTGCTCTTATTTCAACAGAACAGTTAGAAAGCATTAATCAAGTAATGATTAAACAATTAAAGAATCGATACAACGATCCAACACAACATAAGAGATTCTGTGTAGGGATTGATCGATCTAAAATGAGATTATATGATGTAGAAGACTCAGCACAAACGCTATCGAGCGATACTACCGCAGTTCCAGCAGCAAGCACTACAGATTTCTCTGCATTCAAAATATAATGCTAATAATTGCGACAGGGTCAGGATCGGTTAAAAGAGAAATGGCAAGTGACATAGCCCACTTCTCTATTAACCACCTGATGCCTCGTTTACAAAAGAAGATATTTCTAAATCTAAGACTAATAAAAAATCTTAAAATTAAAGAAAATCTAGCAGGCGATTGTATATGGGAAGATAGCAACTATCGACCAAGAGAATTTACGGTTAGAGTTGATTCATCACAATCATTACAAGATATGCTTGAAACTGTTGCGCACGAAATGGTACATGTAAAACAATATGCTCGTGGTGAGTTGAAAGATAGCGCAAAGTCTTATTCCTTATGTAAGTGGAAAGGAAAGACGTTTAGTTGGCAAAAAACCGATTATTATGATCATCCATGGGAAATCGAAGCCCATGGTAGAGAGCGTGGACTATTTATACGTTGGTTTGAACAAAGTAGGTGGAAAAAATGTAAATGGGCAAAATATTGAGATGTAATATATTATAAATAGAATAAACATATATTACACACAATGGGAACTATGCTAAAATTTACAGATTCTCTTTTATTTGAAGAGAGCGAATATCAGGGTAAAAAGGTTACTCTTAATAAACCCTTTCGTGGAAATGACGGTAAGAAAAAATTCTACGTATATGTAAAAAACGAAAAGGGTAACGTTATTAAATTGGGATTTGGTGATCCTAATATGGAGATTAAAAGAGACGATCCCGAAAGACGAAAGAGTTTTAGAGCTCGGCATCAATGCGATACTGATTTAGGTCCCAAATGGAAAGCGCGATATTGGTCATGTAAGTTTTGGGAAAAGGGTAAATCCGTTAGCGATTTAACATAAGATGTCGAAGACTGATACAGGAAGACTAATTAATTATTTAAAGGAAGGGCTGTCTTCTTTAAATATACCTATGCCTAAAACAACTCGCGGAGGTCCTCATGTAAGAACAGCGATTGACGGTAGTTTTGAATCTGTCTTTAAAAAGGTGGCAAAGGTCGAATTTTCAATGCTTGACAAATCGATTAGTGGGTCCTTTCCTACTTATGAGATTAAGTTACTAAAAGAAGTTGGTAATATTCCTAAAGGAACAACGTGTCTATATGTCAATTCCAAAAGCTCAAAGGGAAGTGTCAATAATAAAGAATTTACTCCAGATGCTTTAGGTTTTGCAGGTAAAAGATACACATCAAAACAACTGTATGATAAACTTTGTGATGTCGTAAAGACTCATCCTAAGTTTGATAAAGTTGGTGCTTTTATGTTATCGTTAATCGAATCAAGTTGGAAAGACTCAAATACTTTAGATTTTGGTGATTCAGTTTCGTCATCAGATATTGCTAAGATTGCAAAGGATTTCGGTGAATTAACTGGTGCATTATGGTTAATGAATACTAAGTATAAAGGAAAGGTATTTTTTCCTTTAGCAAGTAACGAACCGTTGATTGACTATATTATTGAAACGAAAAATGGAGATAAGAAGATATCTGCAAAAGCTGGTAAAGGAGCGCCACCAAGTATTAATGTTGTTGCAGATCAGCTTAAGTCCGGTAATATAAAAATATCAACAGCTGAAAAGAAGTATGCCCAAGTTATCATTGATATTGCTGAAAGTTCAACTATCGATGGTATATTAAAAGCATCAGAAACATATAATACACCTGGATACAAAGAGGCTAAGAAATTACTAAAGAAGGTTACTCGCGATAACATTGAGGAATATTTAAACTATTATGGAAACTGGAATGATGCTAAAGAAGCTTTGGCCAAATTCCATAAATCAATGAATAGATCTGTTTCAGATATGATGTGGGATCGAATTTATGGAAATACTAAACAACGGAAAGACGGTATTATGATATCTCCAATGGGTTATCATCTCGTTGATCAATTAAATAAAGATAAAGGATTAACAGATTTATTAAATAAAGTACTATCGTCGCTTACTGTTGAACAACTTTACTTACTTACAAATGGCAAAACATTAAATTATAAATTAGTACCTTTTAAAGAAGGCAAATTTGTTTTTCACTATAATGCAAATGCCGGTAATCCATCTCTAAAAAAGATTTCATTTAAAATGAAATAAACACCAAAACTAATCTTATGCAAACATTCAAAGAATTCACCGAAGCAAAAGGATCAACTATTGATCAAATCAAAGCGATCATAGCAAATAAGCAACGTGCTAAGGTTGGAGGAAAGATGATCGATCTTCAAACTGCTTCTATCATTGCTCAGATTTACGATAAAGTAAATCCTGCAACAAAAAAGAAAATGGAAAACGAGAAGATTGATAAGCTTCTCAAAATAGCTAGTATGGTTATGAAGAAAGAATCTACAGATATTCACGAAGGATATGCAATCGATCTAAACCCCTGGAAACTATCACACGGAGGTCAATCACCTAAAGGAAAAGGTACATGGGCTTTTGACTATAAGGTGTCGATCGATTCTGGTGGAATGATTGGATTACAGCAAGACACATTCTTTTCGAAGGCAATGTCGACATATAAAGATGCCGTAAAACAGTTGACTAAATTCCTCAAGAAAGAATTTAAAGCTAAGCCCAAAGACGTTAAGATCAAACTTGCACCTTAATGTTATCTTTCAAAACATATCTTAGTGAAGGCATTAGACCAAAGTCGATATCGTTCTTTGATATTGATGAAACAGTCTTTAATACCTTTGCTAAAATCATTGTAAGAGATAAGAACACGGGCAAGGAAATCACTCAACTTACGAATCAAGAATTTAACTCTTATAAACTTAAAGATAACGAAGAGTTCGACTTTCAGCAATTCGGAGATGCTAAGATTTTTAAAGATACATCAAAAGTGATTGATTCAGTGATGAAGAGAATCAAAGAAGTATTCTCTGATAAAAGTACTATGATTGTGTTTTTAACAGCAAGAGCAGACTTTGATTCGAATGCTTTATTTAAAGATACATTCCGTGAATATGGATTGAAAGTAAATGATACACGAATCCGTTTTGAATTGACTGGTAATTTAAAGAGAGGTACGATTCCACAGAAGAAGAAATATGTGATGAAAAAGTTCCTTGATAAATTCAAACCACAAGAGGTTGCTATTTATGATGATCACATGGATAATGTGAAGATTGTTGATGATATTAAGAATGATTATATCGATATTAATTTTTATAAATACTTAATTAAGAACAATAAAATCATAAAGAAGTAATGTTATCTTTCAAAACATATCTATCAGAAGCCACTGGTAAAAATACTCATATGGCGCATATCGAGGATAGAGTAATCTATGGTGGTGTCAAAGGTGCTCGTGAGGCTATCTTTGCTTTAAGAGCGATGAGGGATATGCTTGCTGGTAATAGTAATGAGAATTATAATGTTACAGTAAAATGGGATGGAGCTCCTGCCGTTTTTGCTGGTATCGATCCGAGTGACGGTCAGTTCTTTGTTGCCAAGAAAGGTATTTTTAATAAGAATCCAAAGGTCTATAAATCAGAAGCCGATGTTCGTGCTGATACATCTGGTGACCTTGCAGAAAAATTAGTAGTTGCCTTTAATGAATTGAAAGATCTTGGAATTACTGGTGTGATTCAAGGTGATATTATGTTCACAAAAGATGATATTGAAAAAGAATCAATTGACGGAGAAGCTTATTATACATTCCAGCCCAACACAATCGTTTATGCCGTCCCTGTTAAATCAGATTTAGGTAAACAGATCGCTAAGGCAAACCTTGGTGTTGTATGGCATACGACATATAAGGGTAAAGATTTTGAATCTATGAAAGCTAGCTTTGGAGTTAATATAAAAGGATTAAAAAAGAAATCTACAGTTTGGTATCAAGATGCCGAATATAGAGATGTTACAGGTAAGGCAACGTTATCTGCAATTGAAACAAAAGAAGTAAATAGTGCTTTAAGTAATGCTGGTCGAATCTTTCAAAAAATTGCTGGAAATACTTTAAGACAGTTAGAAGCAAACCCAACACTTGCTGGTCAAATTGAAACATTTAATAATACACTTGTTCGAAAGGGAGAACGAATCGCTTCTCCTACAAAACATGTAAATGATCTTCTTATTTGGTTTAAAGAAAGATTTGAAAAAGAAAGACAAAAAAGAAAATCAGCAAAGGGTAAAGAAGGTGTTGATAAGAAAGAACAAGAATTGATGAGATTCTTCTCAAAAGAGAATAAGAAAAATCTTCAACTTGTTTTTGAACTTCAAAACGCTATTGTAGACGCTAAGTTGCTTATTATAAATAAACTTGATAAGGTCAAACAACTTGATACGTTTGTTCGTACTAAGAATGGTTTTAAGGTCACGGGTTCTGAGGGATTTGTTGCTATCGATAGAACTACTTCTGGTGCAGTTAAGCTTATTGATCGACTCGAATTCTCTATGAATAACTTTTCAGCAGATACAATTAAAGGTTGGCAAAGATGACAAATTTAGAAAATACAGCAAAAGATGTTTTAATTAACGAAGGTAAAAGCGTTATTATATATAACGACGATACTAAAAAGAATCCTAAAGATCCTATGATTCAAGTATCGAATTATGGTTCTATGTTTTTATCACAGCTTCAAAGAATGATTTCGCGCGATGTTAAAAGTCTTTCAAAGTATGCTGATAAACCATCAGCATTATTATCAGAAATGAGCAAACTACAAGATAAGGCAGAAGCATTAAAAGACATTGAAGATGAAATGGCATCTTCACAGTTTAAAAAGAAAATAAGATGATAGTTAAAGGATTCAAACAATATAATGAGGCTAAATCAAAGCCAGTAGTCTTTACCTTTGGTAGATTCAACCCTCCAACGACGGGTCACGAGAAACTTATCACCAAGGTTGCTTCTCTTGCTACTGGAAGTGATTATAAAATTTTCGCATCGCAATCTTCTGATTCGAAAAAGAATCCATTAGACTATAAAGAGAAGGTTACGTTAATGCGCAAGATCTTTTCTAAGCATGGTAGAAATATTATATTAGATAAAAAAATAAAAACACCTCTTGATGCGTTAGCCTATCTTCATAATGCAGGATATACCGAGGCTATAATGGTTGTCGGTTCAGATAGAGTTTCAGCTATTAAAACTCTTTTAACTAAGTATAACGGCGTTAAATCTACGCATGGCTTTTATGATTTTTCAGATGGAATTTCAGTAGTATCTGCAGGAGAAAGAGATCCGGATGCTGATGATGTTTCTGGTATGTCTGCTTCTAAAATGAGAGCAGCTGCTTCTGAAGGCGATTTCCAATCTTTTGCACGAGGTCTTCCAAAATCATTTGGCGATAAGCTAAGCTTATTTAATCTTCTTCGAAAGAGAATGGGATTAAAAGAGATGGTTAACTTTAGAAAACACATTGAACTACCTAAGCTTTCAGAAAAACGCGAACGTTATATTTCTGGTGAAATATTTAATATTGGCGATAGAGTTCAATGCCAAAAGTCAAATCAAAATTTTACAATCGTTGAGCGATACTCAAACTATGTTACGAGTTCAATCGGTACAAAATACTTCATTAATGATTTAGAGGAGTATACCGAATTACCAATAATAGAAAAGAAAAAAATTAAAACAATCAAGGTTGGTGAAGATACGATTGATACCAATGCTAAAATCCACTATGGTGTAGTAGAAAAAAGAAAGGTAGTTGCTATTGGATCTAAAGCCGAAATGATTGAGTATTGTAAAGATAATGGCGGTAGAGTTTGGAAAACAACAAAACAAGTTGGTGATTTAGTTGAAGGAGTAAAACAAGATCCAGATATAAAAGATAAAAAAGGCACTCAACCTGCTCCATATTACAGTAAGGATATGTCAAAATCGACTAAGTCAAAAAGAGATGCTCATTTCAAAAAGGGTGCAGAGAAAGATGACGATGACCCTTCTGCTTATGAACCGGCTCCAGGAGATGCTTCTGCTAAGACAAAACCATCTAAACATACTAAGAGATTTAAAGATATGTTTGGAGAAGATAAAAATCCAATCATTGATACTGAACCGGTCGAGGTTGAAGAAGGAGTTGATGATCCAGCAATCTTCAAGGCAATTTTCCTTGCGGGTGGACCTGGTTCGGGTAAATCATTTACGGTTGGGAAAACTGGTTTAACCGCGCTTGGATTTAAGATTGTTAATTCAGATCCAGCATTTGAAAAGGCTATTGAAAAAGCCGGCGGTGTAATGGAGCCAGAGTTTATCTTCTCTCCAAAGGGTCAAGAGATTAGAACTAAGGCTAAGACATTGACCGTCAAGCAAAGAGATTTATATATCCAAGGTCGACTCGGATTGGTCATTGATGGAACTGGTAAAGATTATGAAAAGATCAAGAGACAAGCAGAGAAATTAAAGGCAATCGGTTATGATGTCGCAATGATTCTTGTCAATACAGACCTTGAAACTGCGGTCGCACGAGATGCAAAAAGAGATCGTACCATTGGACCAAAGGCGGTTAAGAAGATGTGGGATGAGGTTCAGAAGAACATTGGTAAATTCCAAGCCTTCTTTAAACAGAACTTCGTCATCGTTGATAATTCTGAAGGTTCGAACTGGCAAAAAGCTACCACATCTGCTTATAAACAAATGACTAAATTCGCTAATGCTAAACCAACAAGTAAGATTGCAAGAGATTGGATTAAGAAGCAGCTTGGCGAGATGCACGAAAGTACTGAAGCTGGTATTCGTAAGAAAGCAGAGAAGACCGGTATTCCGTATGGTATTCTTAAGAAAGTGTTTGATAGAGGTGTAGCTGCTTGGAGAACTGGTCATAGACCAGGTACAACACCAGAGCAATGGGGTTATGCGCGAGTAAATTCATTCGCCACTAAAAGTAAAGGTACTTGGGGTGGAGCAGATAAAGATTTAGCAGCGAAGGTAAAATAATGCTAAACTTTAAACAATATATCGCTGAAGCTTCGGCATTTAAGTCACACTGGATGTATGATCCAAAGACTGGTGAAAAAGAATGGGCTGAAACAGAAGATGATCATAATCGCTTAAACGATAAAGGATGGGTTCATGAACCGGTCGAAGCTTTAGATTACGGTACTCCTGAAACAACAAAGATCTTTAAAAAGAATACTCCTGGACAACAAGAAGATGGAACTGCTTTAAAAGAAGGCGAAGGTAAGTATAAAGGAGAAACGTGGGAACAGGGTTACAAAAGAAGAGTTGTCAAAACTACTGATCCAGAACATTTGGAAAAAGGATATAAGTGGCGTATTAAAGGTAAAGAACGTCCTGAAATTTCAATTAAGCTTTATAAAGATAAACCAAATTTTGATGAGTATAAAACACAAATGAAGCGCGTTGCTGGTCACGAATTTGGAAAATGAAGAACGCTTTTAATATAAATATAGAAAACTTAATTAACAATGGGATTATTTAAATGAATATAAAAGAACAGGAAATTATCGAAAAGTATTTAGACGAAGCAAGCGCAGCAGATTATGCAAAGCTATCTACTTCAGAATTAAAAGACCTTTTAAATATCTTTAAAAATGTGGGTAGATCTGCTGCTAAGCCAGTTTTAAAATCTATTAAAATTGAACTAAATAAACGCTTAGGTGAAGATTATGCCATTGAAGAAGCAAAGGTAGTTCCATTTAAAAAGCTTGAGCAAGCATGGACTAGAACCGGAGGAGATAAAGCTAAACAGGCAAAGCTCATTAAAAAGCATGATTTAAAAAGACTTATTTCGAGTGTTCGTCCGGGTGAAATTAAGTTGGGAATTAAGAATAAACTATTAGGAACGACAAAAGCTGCCACAGCTGCAGGATTAGATTTAGATGATCAATTGATTTTTGTTACAAATAATCCCCTTAAAATTATCTATCCTAAGAAAAGCGGCCGTCGTCCAGAAGGTGAAGAAATTAAAGAATCAAATAAAGTAAAAGATGTTAGTGTTCTTCGTCTTCAAAAAATTGTATCATTGACGATTAACGAAGATAACGAAGATATCCTTGAATCTTTTATTTCTTCTGCTAATATTGATATTAATGCCTCACCTTCGAAGATTAGAGAAGCTTATAAAGCATATAAGCAAGAATCTCTTGAAGAAGCATCTGATAAAGATCTTGATATTAAATCTATAAAGGCCATGATCAAGAAACCATCGCCTGATATGATTAAACAATACGGCGGAAAAGATAAGTATATCAAGATGCTTAAATCTAAGTTAGCTAAGCTTGAATCCACTGATCTTGAAGAAGGTAAATCCGTTAATGTTAAGACTCGTACTGGTTCTGACAAATATGACTATGATGAACTTTTGCCAGAGGTTCAAAAAATCGTTATAATGAGTAAAGTTATTGCGAAGAAAGATAGGATGGATATTGCTAAGAAAATCACCAAAGCTATTATAGCTAAAAATATTAAGAATGCAGATATTTCTTCAGATCTAGCTACACTTATTGGTGTAAAGCAAGCTTACTCGGGTGCAGCACCCAAAAGTGCTATAAAAGATCAAATGAAGAAACTCAAATTGGAATCAACTGAGCTTGAAGAAGCATACAACAATAGACTTAAAGCTCATACGCCTGCTGCAGCCCAGAGACTCATTAAGAAACTTAAGAATAAGTTTAGTGGTTACACATGGGATGATAGAGTAAAGGGTGACGAAATCATTTATCCACGTGAGCCACACATTGTAAGATTTATTAAGAAGCAACCAGAAGTTGCCGATATGAAAGAAGAAGTTAAGAAATACGTGATCGAAAGAAAAGGTGTTCCAACATATGAGATTTATCATAAGTCTTATTCTGATGCAATGCAATCGGCTAAATCCTTCGCAAAGGGTA